AAAATGGTTATTAATTAATACATTATTATTAAAACTATATCCAAATTAATTTATTATTTAAATATTTAAATTATTATACTTATTATAATGAAGTTTATTTTTATTAATAAAAATTATTTAATTCCAATTATTAACGAATGTTCTTATAATACTTCTATTACAACATTAATTAATACAATAAATAATAAAAATGAATCATATCTTAAAAATGTTTATATTGTTCAGATAATTAATGATGTAATATCTACAATAATTTATCCTAAAAATAATTTTATATATGAGTATTCTAACAATTGTGAAAAAAAATTATTTGATTATACAAAAATTAATATTAGTTATAGTTTTAATAATAATGTATTAATTAATAACCATTTTGATTATAGGTTGTTAATTAATAATTATTCAACTGATAACACTATTAATTTTAATATTAATCAACAATATTATAATAATATTAACATTATTGATGAAAACTTAGAAAATAATATTTATAATCAACAAAATAATGAAATAATTGAAGATAATGAACAAAAGGATAAAGAATTATTATTAATAAAATCATGTGAAGAAGTATTTGATTTACATGTTAAAGAACAAGCTAATTTAAAAAAATTAGAATTAAATTTAAAATCTATAAATAACAAAATAGACAAATTAAATAAACAAAAAAATGATAAAATATTTGATAATATTTTAAAATTAAAAAATGATTATAGAACGTGGAAAAAATTAAAGTATGTTATTAATAATAATGATGATTTATTGAAAGATATAAATGAATTAGAAAAAACAGAAATTAAAAATATTCCAATATTATTTATAGCAAAATATAATTATTTTGATAATATATTAATTAATGAAAAAATAACAAATTTATTAATAGAAATAAATAATTTAGATTTAGAAACTATATTTATAGAAAATAAATTAGAAAACTTAACAAATATTATTAAATTTTCTGAAGAATATGTTAAAATATCTAAAAAATTACATTTTAAATTTGATCATGATTGGGATTATCTGGAAGAAGAATCTAATGTTAATTCTTCAAATAATTCATTATTCGGTTAAATTATATTTTAACTAAATTAAAATTTGATTTGTTTGAATATTATAATTTAAAAAACAATATGCTTCTTCATACATCTTATTTAAAACATATGATGATACGTCAAATGATTTAAATATTAATGTTTTATCAATTAAAAAATTATTTTCATTTTCAATGAAATTAATTTTATTATTTGTTATTTTAGTTATTGAGTAATTATTATTTTCACTTGAATATGTTATCATAATATTTTTATTATTTAATACCCAATTTAAATTATCAATATCTATTAAATTAATTGATTCTATTAATTTATTAATATCATTTAATATCATTTCAAATACAAAATGATTCTTATCACATGATTTATTCTTATTTTTATGAATAGAACATGCTTCTTTAAAATTACAAAATTTATAACTTGATGTTTTAAATGGTTTTATATTTAATGGATCATAACTATTATCCTTCCTGTTTGATATTGCAAAATATTTTTTTATTTTAATTAATGATTCTGTTATCCATTCTAAATATTTTATTATTTTTTCATATTCTGCATTATTTATAATTTGAATAATATCATAATTTTCGTCATTATATTGCTGTTTAATATTTTTATTTCTTATTAAAGTTCTTAAATGATTAGAAACTGATGATAAATAATGGAGTATATTTAATAATTCTAATCCATTTTTTACATCTAAATTTTGTTCAAAACAATTTTCAACTTTAATATTATTAATTGGAATACTTTCATTTTTTTCTTTTACAATATTAGAATCATTTTTATAAGAAATTAATGAACTATTATTAAATATTATAGCATTATTTAGATCATCTTCTGAATACCAATTAAAATCCATATAATAAAATATATTTATATTTATTTATATTTATTTATATAATTTTACTATTTATTTATTATTAATTAAAAAAATGAAAAAAATATAATATTAATATACTTTATATTATATTATATTATTTAAATGAACAATTCTAATAAAGATATTTTTAAAAAAAATAAATCTAATAAAAATATGATGAACGACGATGATATTAATAATGCATTAATGTCTATTGGTAAAAAAACTAAAAATAAATCAGATTCATTTTTAGTTAGTAATTTTATATCAGAATATAAAAAAGATAGTAAAAAAGATAGTAAAAAATCTAATACAATAGAAAATGAAAATTACGATAGACCTAAAAAAACTTTTACTGATAATTTATCAAAAGATGACATTGAAAAAAAATTAGAAGACTATAAAAAAGTAGAAGATCTTTCCAAAGTACCATTAGATACACACTTGCGTTATTTTATTAAAAAAGATGATAAGTTATTATTTAGAATGGGTGGTAATTTAAAAATAAATACTAAATTACCAGATTATATTGTATTAAAAAATGCAATTGGTAAAGAATGGACAGTACAAGTTAAAGATACAATATTTTTTAAAAAAATGTCAATTAGTGAGATCAAAGAAGAATATGAAAAAATAATAGATGAATTAAATGTTAAAATAAAAAGTTTAAAAAACCGAATAAAAGAACTTGAAAAATAAATTTGACGTATGAAAATGATACAAAAGAATTTAAATTTTTATATATTAATATGAATTATATAAATCATATTAATGTATTCAAATATATTATACAATGAAGAAAATGATAATTTATATATATTATTATATGAAATAGGAGAGGGTGCTTATTCCAAAGTATGGTATGCATATGAAATATGTAATTTTAATAGAGATGTTATTAAAAAAAAAATTAATAGTAATAATATTATTATTAATGCTAGAGCTCTTAAAATTCATAATGATGATTCTTACAACCAAGGTATACTTGAAACAAAAATTAATGAATTGTTAATTTATAATAAAAAAAAATCAAATTTAATTAATTATCCGTTATCATATTTTATTTTTAATGAAGAAATAGTTATTGTTGTATATGAGTTAGCATTAGGATCATTATATGATATTTTAAAAAAATTTGATAAAAATTTAGATCCAGAATTTATATTAAAAATAATACCAGATATGATTGAATCAATAAAATTTATTCATAATTGCGGATATATACATACAGATATTAAACCTGAAAATTTTTTATTAATGGGTTTAAGCTACAATCAACAAGAATTATTAAATTATATTAAAAAAAATAAATTATTAGATAATTTAAAAAAATTATCAAGTAAAAAAAAATATGATGAAATTTTAATAGATATTAAGAAAAATATTTATATATTTTTAAATGATGTTTCTAAAAAATTTAAATTAACTAATAATATTTTACAAGAAGATAATTCATCAAATTCACATGATACTAATTCTGATACTAATTCAGATAATTTTTCTGATAATTATTCTGAAAATTCATATGAAAGTAATTCTGAATCACAATCTAATATTACATATTGCTCATCTTATGATTCAGACTTTGATGAATATAACTTAAAATTAGATATTTTTCATATAAATGAAATATTAACTTTTTTAAATAATAAAAATAATGAACTTGATAATAATGAACTTGATATTAATGAACTTGATAATAAAAATAATAAAAAAACTGAAGGTAAATATAACAATGAATTAAATACTATTAATAAATTTATGATAAATCCTCTAATAAAATTAACTGATTTTGGTTTAATACAGAAAAATAATTCATGTGATCAAACTGTTCAAACACGTTACTATCGTTCACCTGAAATAATATTAGGTTTAGGTTATGATTACAAGTCAGATATATGGTCTTTGGGTTGTACAATTTATGAATTGTTAACTGGTAAAATATTAGTTGATATAGATAAAGATCCAAAAATAGATGAATATGATAAAGATTTAATTAATATAAAAATAATTATAGAAAAAATATGTGATAAAGATTCTTATAATAAATTATTCAATATGATACAGAAATCAAATAGATCAGATTATTTAATAAATAAAAAATTTAATACAATTAAATATTATAAAAAATTTAATAATAATAATTATATTATTAATGATTTAAAAAAATTAGATCCAATCCATCTTGAAACATTTCAACGTTATTTTAACACCATGATGAAAATTGACATTGAGACTAGATCATTTTAAAATTTAAAAGCGAATAGGAGGACGTGTGATACGAGGTCTGATATCCGAAATATTGTGTTGAACAATCATATTTTGATGTTTATAATCCTCATTATTTAAGTCAGTAAATATTTGATTAATTATGTCCATATTTTCGCTAGATGATGAGATCATTTTATCAGAATTTTTTGATTTATTTTCCATTTTCTATGTGGAGAGTTGATATACAGGCTACAGATATCTTCCAAGATATTTATATAAGAAATTTTTAATAAAAACATTCCAAATATTAAATTTTTCAATTTTTTTATATATAAATTTATGCATCCAGACCCATATTAATATCATTTTCTTTCAATTTTATACCATAAATAATACCTCTGTTTATCTTATAATTATTATTTTCAAAAAATTCAACTAGTCTTTTCTGAGGAGGTGCTTTTGATCCATTATATGAATTATCATGCCATTCTTTAAATATACCCCATACTAATTCTTTAGGTAATGTTTCTTTTTCATCATTCTCTAACATATCAGTAAAAAATTCCATATAAATATTAGAATCTTTTTTATATTTATTAGTTGATAATTTAACAGTTTCTGGTTCAAGACTATCTAAACCTTTATCTCTATAAATTGGATAATATTTATTAATTAATAACCAAATAAATCCTTGATTCCATGTTTTTAATTTAGCTCTTAATTCTGGATCTTTTTTTTGTTCATTTGGAAGTGTTGGCTTGTCTACAAATTTTTGTGAAAAATCAATTACTCTAACACGACGCCATGTACCACCATCATCTGATGACATACCTGGACGTTTATTACAACATAAAATAAGTTTAAAAAGTGGTACATAATAAAATGGCTCTCTATATAATGGTCTTGCCATTATTTTATCTTGACCTGTCAATTCTTTCATAAATCCAATATTAATTTTATCATCTTCTTCTGGTTCTTGTAAAGTTAATACTCTTTTACCAAATTTGTCAGCTAATTCAGGAGTTGCATTTGATGTACCTTTTCTTTTCTGTGTTAATAATGTTACCGGTAATGTAGAATAGTAATTCCCTAATGTATGGTCTAATAATTCAATTAATGTACCCTTCGAATTAGAACCTGAACCCGTCCATATCATGAATTTTTGATCTTTATTTCCACCTTCCAATAATGAAGCACAGTAACATAATATATATAATCGCATATCTTCTTCTGGTTGAACACTTTTAAAAAATTTTTCAATATCTTTAATAATCTTATCATTCTCAGTAAATTTTGGATTATATTCATAACCAACAGTTTTACTAACATAATCATCTGGACAGCCATTTCTAAATATATTTGATTTTAAATCATAAACACCATTTTCAAAACCTATTAAATAAGTATTTTGATCTAATTTCTCTTCAAATTTCTCATCGTAAAATAATAATGAACATTGAGAGATTATTCTTTCTTTTGGTGCTTTTTTTTTTAAATCTTGAATTAATTTTAAAATATCTTTTGATTTTTTAATTAAAATATCACTTTTATGTCCTGTTTCATTCGCTGATTGAAGCATATATGCTGATGCTAGTGTTGCAAATTCTTTACTTACTTCTGTTGACATTTTAAGTGATAGTGTATATGCATCATCTACTAAATTCCATTTATTACCTTGAAATTGCCACCAAGTATTATTTTTAATTGAAGTACAAATATAATCATATTTATAAATTTCTTTAATAATACATGCTACATCAAAATCTGTTTTAATATCACCTTCTTCTAATAAATTATTTATTATTTCACGTATTATTAAATTAATACCTTTTGGATTATCTTCTTTAGCCCATCTATATAATGAACCTATAGTATATCCATTATTATTATTATTTTCTAAAGAATATCTAACACAATCTTCCCATATTTTCTCACAACATCCTTCTTGATATTTTTTATTATCTAGCTTCGAAAATTCAATGAATTCTGGTAATAATGTTGGAGAAATATTAAATAAGGCCCATCCAACTATTATCCAACTATTCCATGGACCTGATCTTTTTTTACTTAATAATTTTACCAATTTTTTAGCTAATTGAATATCATCACTCGTTTTACTATAATCTTTCGTTATGAATTTATTAATCTTGTTATTTAAATTATTTTCAACTTCCTCTTCATTAAATTCATTATTGTTTAAATCAATTTTATCTTTATCATATTCATTTTTATTGTTGTTTATAAATAATTTTTTAATATCATATTTACTCGATTTATTCATATATTTATCTTTTATAAATTCTAACTTATTAATTATATCTCCTTTATATTTGATATCTTTGTTCTTATTGTGTCTAATCGCTAATATATCTATTAAATCATCTATGGATTCATTTAATTCTAATTCATTTAAATTAAAATCATAAATATATTTAACTTCATATAAATTTGTATTATTGCCTATTTTTTTACCAGATCCATACATAAACCATGAATTCTTCTTGATTACACTACTATCAAATATAGATTCATTGGCGGATTCTCTATTTGAATCAATTAATCCATCATATATATCTTTAAATATATCATTTATTATTATTTCTTTCTTTATTTCATCAAATAATAAATATCTGTCAACAATATCTAGTATTAAATTTGGATATTGAATATGAAAACCATCTGAATAATATTTTTTACCTTCATTATGAAATGGTTCATTTTTTAATAATACATATGCGTTATATAATTCTTTTTTACTTTTTTTAATTACAAAATTTTCTCTTATCTTATTATTTATTATTTCTATGATTTTATCTATTTGATCTTTTGTTATTAATCTTACTTTACTATGTTGTTTGTAATCAAAATCTAATTTTAATGGACTTATGTCTTCAGTTCTTTCTGTAATGTGCAATTCACCGTAATTCAATTTACAATGTTCTTTGTATAATTCTAAAAATTCCACATATTCATCGTTGCCTATTTTAAACGTAAAATTCTTTACGTTGTCCCACCACGTATGCGAAAAATCTGGATCACCATAATTACATTTTCTTTTATTTATATAATCTTCAAATCTCTTGCTCTTTTTTACATTAGATTTAATTATATTATTCTCTATATTATTTTTGTTAGCTTCTATACTTTTATTAACTATTTTTTTATTCATAATTAATATCTATATATAATAATTATTATTATAATTTTATATTGAAAAATCAATTTTTAATATAAAAATAAAAAATGAAACAATTAAGATCTTATTAAAAAATATTAATAATATTGATCTTTATTTTTATCTTCATGAAATTTATAAAGATCAATAGCATAAATATAATTATTAACTCTATCTCTAATTATTTTATTTGTAATAAAACTTACATGTTGTAATTGGTATCTTATATTTTCTAAATTGTTAATATTATTATTAACAATATAAACTTTTTCTAAAAAATATAGATTATAAAATATTTGTACATCAATATTATTTATTGGATTATTACTAATATTAATTACTTTTATTTTTTCCAAGTGTTCAAGCATATTTATAGATTCTAGTTGATTATTGCATAAATTTATATATTCTAGTTTTTTTAAATTACTAAATGCTTGTGAATCTATAGTTTTAATATTATTATTAGCTAAATTTAATTCTTTTAAATTTATTAAATTTTTAAATATTTCAGGATCTATATTAACGAAATTATTATGACTTAGATTAAGATATTCTAATTTTGTTAAATCATAAAATATTTTTGGATGTATTACTTTTATTTTATTATTACTTAAATCAATAAATTCCAAATTATTTAAACATCTAAATCTAAATCCAGTTAAAGATTCAATTTTGTTATTACTCAGAGTAATAAATGTTAAATTAGTTAATGTATCAAATGTACCTTGAGATATTTTTTTTATATTATTATTAATAATTCTAATTTCAATCAAATTTATTAAATTTTTAAATGTTTTTCTATCAATTATATTTATATTATAGTCAAGAGAAATATATTCTAATTTGTATAAATCACTGAATTTTTTTGATAAAATAGATTTATTTAACTCTGGTATTTGTTCTACTACTTGTTCTACTTGTTCTACTTGTTCTACTTGTTCTACTTGTTCTACTTGTTCTACTACTTGTTCCACTGATTGTTCAGATACTTTGTTAAAATCATCTACAAAATCTAATAAACAATTATTTACAGTTTTTAATGTAATACTTTCAAATAATTTTTCTTTATCTTTTTTTTTAATTTCTCTTCCATCGTGTGGTAATCTATTATTATTAGAATTTATATAATTAAATATAAAATAACATTCATACGAAAATGTATCAATTACTATTCTATTAGGATCACGATAAAAATCTAATATTGTTGAAGATGAATTAAGTTCCATTATTCAAAATATAAACTTTATTGATGGTATTATTTTAAATTTTATTTAAATATTTATTTTTTCAATTTTTTATATTTAAATTAATATAAAAAAATGAAATTAGAATTATATAATAGAAGTTATAGATAAATATGTTCTGCGAAATATGCCAAAATTTTATGGATATTACTAATAATGTATCTTTAAATAAAAATAATAATGAAGAAGAAAATAATGAAAAAAATGAAAAAAATAAAAATAAAGATGGAGAAGAAGCTGAAGCTGAAGCTGAAGCTGACGATGAAGATGACGATGAAAATGAAGATGAAGATGAAGATGATAATAAAGAATCTAAAAATAATATAAAAAGAAGTTTAAGTTCATCTGATTATGAAAAAAATTTATCAGAAATGACAAGTACAGAAAATACATTATTATCCGAGACATTAATTAATGATGTATTAGAAGGGAATGATACTAATATAAATTATAAAAATTTTGATATTAATGATTTAAATAAAAATGCTACATTTAATAAATTAACAAATAATCAAAAAACATTAGTTATAAATAGAATATTAGAAAAAGTTCCTAAAAATATGAAAATTATAAAATCATCAAATATAAATAAAGAATCTTATAATTATTGTAAAACATGTGGATATTATAAAAAAATAAAAAATAAAACATCAATTTTTACAAGAGGTAATGAAAAAAAAAATTATTCATATAATCTAAAATTATCTCAATACAAACATGATTTTACATTACCTTGTACTAAAAAATATAATTGTATTAATGAATCTTGCAATACTCATAAAAATCCTAAAAACAAATATGCATTATTTATGAGAGATAGTGAATATTCTTATAATATTAAATATATATGTATTATTTGTGATTCATCATGGAATACATTCATCGAAAAATAATTTATTTAGACACTTGAAGTTTATTAAATAAAAATTGATTTTAATATATATTTATATATATATTATATCTATTATGCCACCAAAAATTAAAAATAATAATAAACTTAATAATTTAAAGAAATATAATTCAAAAAAAAAATTAAATGATAGTGATATTGAAGATTTAGATGAATTAAATGAAGATGAAAATGAAGATGATGATGAAGATGATGATAAAGAAAAAATAGATGATGAAATAATTGATGATGAAATAAATGATGATGAAATAAATATTAATGATCATAATGATGATGATGAAGATAATGAATCTTATTCTGATTCATCCGAAAATAATGAAAAAAATAATGATATTGATGCGGATAATGATGATCAAAATGATAATTATATCGATAATGAAGAAACTTTAAGTAAAAAATGTTATAAAAAATATCTATTAATGGAAGATGAAGTTAATTTAGAAGAAATATTTGGAGATGAAGATATTCATATTATTAAAAATGATAGATTAACTAAACCAATATTAACAAAATATGAAAAAGTTAGATTGTTAAGTGTTAGAATTAAACAATTGGCACAAGGAGCAAAACCATTAATTAAAGACTATTCTGGTTTATCTTCTAAAGAAATTGCATTAGAAGAATTAAAAAATAAAATAATTCCATTAATTATTGAAAGACCTATTCCAAATGTTGGTATAGAAAAATGGAAACTATCTGAGTTAGAAATCCTTTTTTAGATTATAGATAGAGCTCCTATCAACTACTTCCGTTAAGATTTTTACTATTATTTTTTTAAATTTTTAGAATTTTTTGAATTCTTAAAATAATCAATATTAGTTTGAATATTTTCTATACTTATTAATTCTATAACTTTATTTATATTATCATCTTTTACTTCAGCTATATTATTTTCTTTTGCTGTTTTATCTATTAAAAATTTCAAACTATAATTACCTTTCTTTTTATTCGTTGTTTTTGACCATTCTTCTAAATAATATCCATATTGACCATTTTTTAATATGTATTTTAGTTTACCAATTGACCATTCTTTATTTATATTATTATTAGTATTATTAGTATTATTAACATTATTTATTTTATTTATTATTTTATCATATAATATTTTTTTATTTGATTCTAATTCTTCTTCAGACATATTAAAATCATTAGCTAGTTGTTTTAAATTAAATTTTTTATCATCATATACTAAATATTTACCAAATTTTCCATTATTCAAAGTTATTTCTTTATCATTATGTATACCAATGCTTATTATTGGTTTGATTTCATATACTATATTAACTGGCTTTACTTGCTCTATACACCTTAAAATATCTTTGTAAAATTCATTTATTATAATAAATTTATCTTTTGTTCCTTCTGCTACTTCGTCTAAATCATTCTCCATGTTCGCCGTAAATTGATAATCCATTATCTTCTTGAAATATAATTCTAAAAAATTTGTTATATTTATACCTAATTCAGTTGGTACTAGTTTTTTAGTTTCTTTCCCTATTATTAATTTTTTATTTTCTACATTAATCTCTTTACAATTTTCTTTTATTATATTATATTTTTTAACATTAATTTCTTTTCCATCAATGTCTTTTATTTCGACATATTTTCTTTTTATAATTTTATCAATAAATGATGCATATGTCGATGGTCTACCAATATTTAAATTTTTAGGATCCATTTTATTAATAAGTGATGCATCATTATATCTAACTGGTGGTTTTTGTGCATCTTCTATACCATTTATTTCTAACCATTCTATTTTATTAAAACTTTTTTTATCTAATAATTTATTACTTTCTTTTTCATTAACTTTCTTTTTCCCATCAACTACTAAATATCCTTCATAAATTAAATTTTCTAATGTTCCAATTAATTTATACTCTTTTAATATATTCTTTTTATCTTCAATCTCTATTTCTATTAATAACATTTGATATTCTGCTGCTTTCATTTGAGATTGTATTGTTCTTTTCCAAATTGCATTATATAATCTCTTTTCATCATTATATATTAAACCAATATCTTCTGTATCATATTGAGGTTTAGTGGGTCTAACACATTCGTGTGCTTCTTGTGTATTGGCTTTTTTATTTATATATTCGTGTTTTTGATGATATTCTTTACCATATTTATTATCAATAACTTTTTTTAATTCATCTAACGCTTCTTTAGATATTGCTGTTGAATCTGTTCGCATATATGTAATATGTCCTGACTCATATAATTTTTGAGCTGTACTCATTGTCCTTTTAGCATCCATACCCAGTCTTTGAGATGCAAATTGTTGTAATGTAGATGTTGTAAAAGGTGGTGGTGGATTTGATTTTCTAATTTTATTTGTTAAATTTAATAATTTATATTCACCCTTAATCATCGTCTTTAAAATCTTTAAAAATTTATCTTCTTCAGATTTCTCAAATATGATACACGATTTAGATGATTTTTTATCTTTTTTACTACTATTATCATCTTCTTGATCTTCCTCTTTATCTTCTTTATCTTCTTTATCTTCTTTATCTTCTTTATTATTTTTATTAGAATCTAAAATATTTTTTTTAGTTAATTTTGTTAATAATTCATAATCACCTATTTTTATATTACAAGTTATGTAAAAATATGTATCTTTCTTTTCTTTGAAAAAATTAATTATTTCTTTTTCTTTATCTACTAGTATTTTAACTACAACA